TCTACATTGACGTTGGTAACTTGCCTAAAGGTAAAGCAGAACAATATCTGCGTGATGTTATGGTCAAGTATCGTAACAAGATGGTGTATGATGCCAACACTGGTGAACTACGTGATGAACGTAAGCACATGTCAATGCTTGAAGACTTCTGGTTGCCTCGCCGTGAAGGTGGTAAAGGCACAGAGATTACTACGTTGCCAGCAGGTCAGAACTTAGGTGAACTGGAAGATGTTAAATACTTTCAGAAAAAACTTTTACAATCGTTGAATGTTCCATACTCACGACTTGAGCCACAAGAAGGTGGATTTGCTGGTCTTGGTCGGTCACAAGAAGTTACACGTGATGAATTAAAGTTTGCAAAGTATATACAACAGTTACGTAACAAGTTTACTAATCTATTTGATGAAGCATTAGGTGTTCAGTTATCGTTAAAAGGAATCTGCACATTAGAAGAATGGGAAGACTTTAAGGATGATATCTATTATGACTTCCTTAAAGATAATAACTTTACTGAAATGCGTGAGTCGGAGTTGTTACAGAACCGCATTCAAATGGTGGCAACACTTGATCCATTTATTGGTCGTTATTTCTCACAACAGTTTGTCAAACAGAAAGTGTTGATGATGACTGAAGAAGAGATTGAAGAAATGCAGAAACAGATTGTGTACGAGAAAGAAAACTTGCCTGACTTTATGCAAGGTCCAGTTATGGGTGGTGGTCAGGAACAACAAGGTGAAGACCCGAACCAGTATCCTCCAGAGAATAATACTGAAGAAGCTGATGATGCACCTGAATCGTTGACTCCACAATTGGATTCATCGTTAAACAAAGCGGTAACAAAACGCTAAATAGGAGATATTATGGAAAATATTAATAACTTTATAAACAGTATTGCTGCTGGTGACAATGTAACAGCCAAGGAAGAATTGGAAGAGTTGCTTTCTTCTAAGGCATTTGATGCTCTTCAATATCGTAAGCAAGAGATTGCATCCACATTATTTGGTGGTGAGCAAGAAGAAGAATACTCAGACGAGGAAATTGAATCCGAAGAATGAAAGCATTAGACGAATTCAAACTTATTGTTGAAGAAGACAAGAAGGCAGACTACTCTAAGTTTGATGCTTTGATTCGTGCTGGTCTGGCCAATAAGGCACAGATGAATCGTATTCACAAGATACTGGATAGAATGGGTGAGGATAAACCAAACTTCACTCAAGCAGATCGTGCTATTATCCAGAACATGTTTGTGAAGATGGTGGACTTGCTTTCACATAATAAGACCATCAATACACAAGCACGAAAAGCAATACACGAAAGACGAGAGACGGTTCAGTATACATCGGACTATAAGATTAGTCCTAGTGGTCGCAAAGTTAGACGCTCACGATTGAAGTTTGCAGACTTGGTTGATGTAGAAGATTTATATAAAGACAAAGATAAAGATACTGAAGGAAAAAAAGAAGTAAAAGAGTCGGTTAGTTTAAGCAAAGAACCTCCTCCAGTGTTGTTATTAAAAAGAAAAGCAATTCGTATGTATCCAGATGACACACGAATTGCACTATACTATTCGCAGAAGTTGGATAGACATTTTTCTATTCCTTACGGACCAAAGATTGGTGAGAATCCAATTCAAGCAGAAGCAAACGTGATGCATTTGGAAGACGGTAATGTTGTTGAGTTGACAGAAGAAATGACTCATCTAATATCGGAAACTTATGATAGTCTTAGTGACGATAATAAGAATAAGTTTTTAGAAAAATTAGTTGAATCTATAGAAAGTTTTGGAAAAGTATATGAGTTTTGTCAACAGTATAATTAATAATAAATTATCTGAAGCAAAGGAACTTATACTTGCTCGTTTAGAAGAGATAATTGCCAAACGATTGCAAGAAGCAAAACGGTATGTTGCCGAAGATATGTCAGAAGAGTTTTTGGATGAAGCAAAAAAAAGACGCAATCCAAATGTTATTAAGATGGGGCGCATACAAAAGATTAGACGCCGCATTCGTAGAAACAAACAAGGTAGAATTGTTCTACAACGTAACGTGCAAAGGTCTGCTCTTAAAGGTTATAAGATATCTGGTAAGACAGTTAAACGAATACCAGCAAATGTTAGGTTACACAAAGCAAGAATGCTAAAGCGTTCTTGGAAGACGACAAGAAAAGCAAAACTTAGACGCACATTATTTAAAAGAAGAATGTCAATGATGCGTAGAAAATCTATAGGACTAAGATAAAATGGCCATTGAATTTAACAACACACTACGAGGCACTTCAATTATTCGAGTTGAAGGTGTTGGTGCTTATACTTTCTCAAACAATGATTTACGAGCAAGTCCTGATACGGAAAGTATTACTGCTTTTGAAATTAAACGATTGAATTGGTCTACGAATGGCACCATTCAAATTCATCGAAACAGTGCTAATATCGCATCCCTTCATAATACAGGTGAAGCTCGTCTTGATGAATGGGGTTATTCAATCAATGCCAATAGAACATGGGCAAATGCTAATGTTACTATCACAACAGGTGGAACATTGTTTATGGAAGTATCTAAACAAGCAACTTATAATGTTGATCCATATACAGGAGAGACAATCTAATGAAACTAATACGAGAAACCGTAGAGAATGTTAAGCACCTTTCAGTGATAAACGAAGCCACTGGCAAAAAGAATTTGTATATTGAAGGCACATTCTTGGTCGGAGATAAAGTAAATAAAAACAATCGCATGTATAAGATGGATACATTGCGTAATGAAGTTACACGTTATAATGATGAGTATATCAAAACCAATCGTGCTCTTGGAGAACTTGGTCATCCCGATACACCGTCATTAAATCTGGAACGTGTGTCACATAAAATTGTTTCTTTAGTTGAAGATGGCAATACTTTTTATGGTAAAGCATTAATACTTGAAACTCCTTATGGACAAATAGTTAAAAACTTTTTAGAGAACGATGTTTCGATTGGTGTTTCTTCACGTGCTTTGGGTTCTGTTATACAGACACGTGAGGGATATAACCTCGTTCAAGATGATTTAAGATTAGCAACTGCGGCTGACATTGTTGCAGACCCATCTGCTCCTGGTGCTTTTGTAAATGGCATTATGGAAAATAAAGAATGGATGATGGTTGAAGGACATTTCGTAGAAAAAGACTTTGACTATGCTAAATCACAGATTAAGCAAGCATCTTCTAAACAAATAGAAGCAGTTGCTTTAAAATTATTCGAAAATTATCTATCAAAACTTTAAAATTTATAAATAAGAAAACATAAGGAGATATCCCAATGGCAACAAACAAATTAATGGAAGCAGCAGCCGATATTCTGTCAGGAAGCAAGAGTAGAGCGCCTGGTATGCCCTCACAAAAACTAGACGGTGCAAATTACGTTGATGTTGGCGGACCAACACCAGAGAACTATAAACCTGATGACAACTCTGCTAAACTCAACACGACTAGAGCAGCAAGAAGTGCTACTGCACCTACTACAAAACCATCTGATGCATCTTCGGATACACAGAATCACGTTGGTAAAAACACCATGCGTGAAGAAGATGAGGAATTTGAAGATGATGAAGATCAAGAACAACTTGATGAAATCTCAACAAAAACTTTAGCTTCTGCCGCTCGTTCTGCGGCTGATCCTGATTCGGACTATGAATACGGTAAATCGCATGACCCACAAAAGTTTGCAGACCATGCCAAGAAAACTAAGGATGCTAAATCTGCTGCTGCCGTTCAAGGTGCTGCTGATAGCAAAGGTGCAAATCGACTAGGACATACTTATGGTGATTCAGATAAAATGAAATACCGTGAAAATAGATCAACTAATCCTAGCATGGTAACTAAAGCAGGAAAACTTACCAAGACAGCACAAAAAGGATTGAAGTCACGTTTGAAAGAAGATGAGCAGTATGACCAAGAAGAGTATTCATTGATTGATGAATTGCGAGCACAAATGCACGATGATATTCAAGCACTGTTTGCTGAAGATACTACTATTTCGGAAGACTTCAAAATCAAAGCAGCAACAATTTTTGAAGCACGTGTATTTGACCGTGTTGCACAAATTGAAGAGCAAATTGAATCAGAGTATGCTGGTATGCTTGAAGAAGCAATTGATGCTATCAAGTCTGACCTTACAGAAAAAGTTGATGACTATCTGAACTACGTTGTAGACCAATGGTTGAACGATAACGAAATTGCTATCGAATCTGGTCTGCGTTCAGAAATCACCGAAGACTTTATCGGTGGTCTGCGTAATCTATTCGCTGAGAACTACATCAATGTTCCAGAAGAAAAAGTCGATCTAATTGATGAGTTGGCTTCTAAAGTTGAAGAACTTGAAACACAACTCAACGAAGAAATTGAAACAAACATCGAGTATAAGAAAGCACTCGTTGAAGCCGTTAAGTCAGAACTGACACGTGAAGTGTGTGAAGGTTTAACCGCAACTCAAGTTGAAAAAATCAGAACACTCGCAGAGAGTGTAGAGTTCTCCACAGAGGAAGAATACACAGAGAAACTTGAAACATTGCGTGAAAACTATTTCCCATCAGGTGTTAGAAAATCTGCAATTACGCACTTCAATGAAGTCATGGAAGATGCTGATGATAAGAAAGTTGCTATACACGACCCGTTCGTTGCAGCAGTTTCTAACGCAATTTCCAAAACAAGAATTTAATTACAACAAAAATAGGAGAAACAAATGTATCTATCCGAAAGTTTACAATCAAAATGGGAAGGTGTACTGGATCATCCAGACCTGCCCTCAATTAAAGACCCATACCGTAAAGCGGTAACTGCTGTTATTCTTGAGAATCAAGCAGTTGAAATGCAAAAAGCTTCAGGTATGTTGACTGAAACTGGTCCAACTAACTCGTTAGGTTCTGCTGGTGGTTTCGGTGGTTCTGCTGCTGCTGGTGGTCCTGTAGCTGGTTTCGACCCAATCCTTATTAGTTTGGTTCGTCGTTCGTTGCCTAATCTGATTGCGTATGACATCTGCGGCGTTCAGCCAATGACTGGTCCTACTGGTTTGATTTTTGCAATGCGTACTCGTTACAGTGGTCAATCTGGTACTGAGGCATTCTATAACGAAGCAAACTCGATGTTCTCAGGTCTTGGTACTAATACTCCTTCTGCTTTCACAGTGGGTGCTTCACCAACAGAAATCTTCACAGGTAACGCTGCTGTTAATGTTGCCAATACAGAGACTCTGAACGGTGGTGCTATGGCTACTGGTCGTGCTGAAGCATTGGGTGACGGTGCTGCTGCAAATGCATTCCAAGAAATGGCATTCTCGATTGAGAAAGTTACTGTAACTGCACAAACACGTGCTCTGAAAGCAGAATACTCAATGGAATTGGCACAAGACTTGAAAGCAGTTCATGGTCTGGATGCTGAAACTGAATTAGCAAACATTCTGTCTTCTGAAATCCTTGCTGAAATTAACCGTGAAGTTATTCGCACAATCTATGGTGTTGCTAAACAAGGTTGCCAAGCTGGTACAACCACTAAAGGCACATTCAATCTTGACACCGACTCAAACGGTCGTTGGATGGTTGAAAAAATCAAAGGTTTGGCATTCCAATTTGAGCGTGAAGCAAATCAAATTGCAAAACTGACTCGTCGTGGTAAAGGTAATGTGATGATTTGTTCTTCGGACGTTGCATCTGCTTTAGCAATGGCTGGTATCCTTGATTATCAATCAGCATTGGCTGGTCAAGTAAATCTGACAGTTGATGACACTGGTAATACTTTTGCTGGTACTATCTTCGGTCGTATCAAAGTGTACATTGACCCATATTTCCAAGCAGGTGCTACATCCGAGTTTGCTGTTATCGGATACAAAGGTTCGAATGCTTATGACGCAGGTATCTTCTACTGCCCATACGTTCCGCTCCAAATGGTTCGTGCTGTTGATACTGGCACTTTCCAACCTAAGATTGGTTTCAAGACTCGTTACGGTCTAGTTGCTAATCCTTTTGCTGAAGGTACAGATCAAGGTCTTGGTCGTTTAGTTGCTCAGAAAAACAACTACTATCGTGCTTTCCGCATCAGTAACTTGATGTAATAAAAAACCACCACTAAGAGTGGGTTTAGAGAGACACTTTCGGGTGTCTCTTTTTTTTGTATTATAAATACACATATGACAGCACTCAATAGAAATCCAATCAATCCAAACTTTTTAGCACCGAACAAGTTTCAGTTAAACTTTGCTCGAACGCCGAATCTACAATATTTTTGTCAGACTATTACACTACCTGGCATAGCAACATCCGAGATTGCCATACCCAATCCATTTGTTGAACTGTATTCACCTGGTGAAAAGGCAGTCTATGACCAATTGAATATTACTTTTATGGTAGATGAAGGTATGTTGGCATGGTTGGAGATACATGATTGGCTTCGTGCTATGACATTCCCAACTGAGTTTGAAGAGTACCAAAAGTTAGGAAAGTTAAATCAATTTACAGCGTATAATAATAGTAAAACCCCACAGTTTTCTGATGCAACAGTTACTCTATTATCTTCTGCAAACAATCCAATATATCGTATATCCTACAAGGATGCATTCCCTGTTTCTCTTTCGGGATTTACATTGAGCACTACGGATACTCCAGATTCTATTATTACTGCCGATGCTACATTTAGATTTACATATTTTAATATAGAAAAAGTTTGACAAACAAATAAACATGTGATATAATCTCTTGATTAGGGAGATTTATAATGATGACTAAACTAGATGAACTACTGAAGATGTGGGTGTCCGATTGTAACATTGATCGTACCGAGCCAGGTAAAGCATTGCTTGACATCCCCAAACTTCATTCCAAGTATTTGAACATACTTTCAAATCACCGACTGCTATCCAAAGAAGCAGAGTTTAAATACCAGAAGATGCGTAAACTCAAATGGGAATACTATACTGGTAAGTTAGATGATGATGACTTGAAGAAATATGGTTGGGAACCCTTTCCATATACCCTCAAATCCGACCTTACTACATACTTAGAAGCAGATGAAGATATGAATAGGTGTGCTGCTCAGAAAGCAATACACGATGAGATAGTAGATGTCTGCACTAGCATAATCAAAGAACTCAACTCCAGAACCTATCAATTGAGAGACTTTATACAATGGGAAAGATTTATTCAAGGTGTCTGATTTAATACTCCACAAAGAAAATGAAGCATTCATAAAGTTTGAATGTGACAAAGGTGTCGCACAAGAACTTGCCGACTACTTTACTTTCTTTGTTCCTGGTTATCAGTTTATGCCAGCATACAAAAACCGTTTGTGGGATGGTAAGATACGACTTGCTGACCTACGAACCTTTACTCTTTATCATGGTCTTGTTCCTTACGTAGAAAAGTTCTGTGAAGAAAGAAACTATAAACTAGAAGTAGATAATAAAATTACTTCTACCGTAAACTTTTCTGCCGTAGAAGCAAAAGAGTTTGTTGATACACTGAAGTTACCTCATGAGGTTCGTGACTATCAACTCAAAGCATTCATTCAAGCAATACGAACCAAACGAATGCTACTCCTTTCACCTACCGCATCGGGTAAGTCGTTAATACAATATATCATACTTCGGTATATACAGCAAGAATACAAAAAAGGTTTGTTGATTGTTCCTACTACATCGTTGGTGGAACAGATGTATAAAGATTTTGAATCGTATGGATATGATTCGGAGAAGTATTGTCACAGACAGTATTCAGGTAAAGATAAAGAAACCGATAAGTTCCTAACGATCACTACATGGCAATCCATCTATAAGAACCCTAAAGAATATTTCGAGCAGTTTGATTTGTTCTTGG